ATCATCATGCTTTTTAGCCATAGCTTCAGGCTTCCCTTTCTGATTTCTGATGAAAGTAAGCATCTCATTAAGTATTTGTTTAGGAAACCCTCGGTCCTTTCTAAAGAATACTGCTTTCAGTGCTGCCAATCCGAAAGGTCTGGTAGCTGATGTTGTCTTCCACCCGAAGAACTTCGTCATTTTTTTAGTTATATCATCAAAAGATTTTCTGTAATATAGATTGATATATCCTTTTTTATCAAGAGCATCATTTACCCATAGTCCATCTTTGTTTACCTCAACACCAAGTAGAGCCCAGTTGTAATATTTTCCAAGCTTGTATGCTTCATCAGCCAATTCATCAGGTGGAACTTGAGACTCGTATAGTGCATCACACTCTTCAGTCTTACAGTTAATCACATATAAAACTTGAGCATCCCCATGAGCGAGACCTTCAGCGGTATCTCCTCCAATAATGTATCGTGTCCCTTTTTCTGGTTTAGTGTATACCTCCAAGTTCCCCCCAGTCACAGGACTAAATGAAACCTCTCCCTTCCCGTCAATAATAGTTTCTCCTCGCTCCCCTTTTTTTGCAGTTTCCAAAAGCTTCGCTACCTTCGCTGTAGCGAAATAGGTTTGACCAGTTGAAAGGAAGGCTTCCTCTTGTGTAGTTGGATACTCCTGCATCAGAGATTTAATTGCATCTGGTGAGTTACGACCTCCAAACTGCAACCACTTCATATAGTAGTATGTTATTTCAATATCAGTTAGGTTGTGTTCCTCTTTATATGAAGCCCAATCAATTTCACATACATCCATATCCTCCACAGGTACTGGTTCGGAAATTTTTTTCATTTCCATATCATCGTACTGCCAATTATAGAAGTGAGGTTTGAACTGCACCTGCGACAACTGAGGTGTTATTTTATCTCGCGTTAGCCAGTTCTCTTGAAAAATTTCGTAGAATCTCCCAGCCATACCTTCCGCTGTACTCTCAATAAAAATAAACCCATCAAAAGGAACGGCGGGAAATGTCCCACGTTCTACCTCTTCAGCACGTTTTGGATATTGGGCACACATCTTAGCGAACTCAGATATATGAACAACATGGTAAGTCCCTGAACGACCAGATACTGATACCGCAATAGATGAAGTAGCACCTTTTTCTGGACCATAATCCAAAACGATTTGGATTTTTCTGGCGGATTTTTGATTTATTTTAAAGAAAGCCCCTTTTACATCATCAGCCATGTTACGCACCGCGAACTCAATCTTCTTATCAAAAATCTGTGTAGCATCTTCAACTTTGTGAGCAATAATAATCCCCTCCTTGTTAGTCTGAAATAAAATAGAATCCAAGATAAACAAATCAATGAATGTTGTGAAACCTAGCTGGCGAGATTTTAAAATACAATGCCTGTAATATGGTTTAGGTATATCTAAATAGTTCTCAAAGAAATGTTTTTGGGCTCGGTTCATTGTAAATACCTCCTTCTTTCCATCCTTTGTAATAATCCAGTAGAGATTCGCCAACCTCCAAGCCTGATTCTTAATTAAATCAGGATTTTCAGTTAGTAATTCAACCACCTTCTCATTGTGTTGCTTAAATTCATTAGCCATTAGAAGTCTAAGTTAGGTTCCACATCTACATCCCTCACCACATTCTTTTTCTTTTCAACATCTTGCGGAGCATCTCCATCACCCTGAATGAATGTTTGATTTTCAATATTCTGCAGCACCACATTACGAAGTTTATTTTTTCCTTGGGCATCTGAGTCCTTTGCCTTATCTGGTTGAGTATTAAATTTCGCCCAAGCATTTCCGATAGCATTCAATGCTGCCGTCAGGTCTTTATTAGAGAAATCCTCAAATCCTCTTGATTTGAATTCGTGCATCACAGACAAAGCTATATTATTAGAATCCAGTGCAAGTTGGGACATTGCATTATTAAACCCTGGTTTACTTTCAATATGAGAAGCAACTGAATTAGCTACCGCTGATGAATATCCCGAATCGAGTGCTATCTGTTTCTTAGAAGTCCCCTGACCTCCAAAGAGTTTCCGAGCATATGCCATTTGTTTCATAGTTGAACCATTACGTTTAATATAAGTCATAAGTTAATAATATAGCTCGAAGCGGAGCTTGTCAAAGTTTAGGTGCTAAAAATCTAAGTCTACTTCCTCCATCTTTTCAAAATGTTGCAAAATGTTGAATCTAGCACTATTCCACCCTGCTGCTTCGTGTTCACATTTCTTTTTATCTTTTGGTGACGAACAAGTAAATATTTCGGGCTGTTTAGTTCTCAGAACTTTATTTATCTCACTTAAGATTTCTTTTTTACTTTTATACATCTTTTTCTTTGTTTAAGAACTCTTCTTCAGCTTTCTTATCAGCTTCAGTCTCAATATACGGACTTGTAGGCATTAACACAGAGATATTTACTGTATCTAAAGTTTTTTCTAGAATCTCATTAATTGCTGCTGATTTACTTATATTTTTTTTAGAAGCATACATTGATAATTTACTTATAACCTCCTCACTTAGTGTAAAACTGTAATTTATTTTTCTCATAACTATTATAATATACTATAATAGATAAAAAAGCAAATGCTAAAAAACACCAAAATATGGGGAAAAAGTGGTAAAAATGGTGGCATAAGGGTAGTTATGCCACCTTATTTTAGGGTTATGCCACCACCAAATACGTTGCAAACACTGGGTAAAAGCCAAAAAGGGTGGCATAAGGTCAAAAAAAGAAAAAGTTTCTATATTCAATTTATTATATTATATTATATTATTTTAAGAATAATAATTAGTTTTTCTGAAAAGTTATGCCTTATGCCACCAAATGACTAAAATACGTTGGTAAATAAGGGTTTCTTATGGTGGCATAAGGTGTGGCATAAGGTGGCATAAGAATAGTTATGCCACCACTAGTCTATTATGTGGATAAACAAGTGAATAAGTGAATAAAAAAATGAAATAACAAAAAACCACCTGGGGTCTAGATGGTTTTTAGGAGTATTATAATGAAATTATTTAAGTATAGCCTTGCTTTGTCTATTTTTTTGATTGCCTTGAGATTTACTTTAAGAGAGAAAGTAATTATTTGACCCCAATATAATAATATAGGAGACACCTTTACTTGTCAAAGAAAAACCAACATCTATACCCAGATGTTGGTTTACTCCTTTATGGAGAGATGTTACCTCCTTTCGTTAGGGATTACCTAGGATGTCCAATCGGTAGCGGACCTGTCGGACTATGATGAACTAGGTTCATCAAGATTCATTAAGATTTGATTTTTATCATAGAATGCTTCTGCATTTCTTTGTAGATAGAATTCGGTTAATGTTTTTATTGAAGGATTTGGTTTTGAGTCTTCACTTTCATGGTATGCCTGAATATTCTCAGAACTATCAGAATGTTTAAGAGCCTCAAGTAGTTGTTGTCTATTGTAATTATTTAAACTCATAGTTTTGTTCCTTTCCTACTTAATGATAAAACTAAAAATAAAAAAAAGCTAGGGACTTATTTCTATAAGAAGAAGGGGGGGTAAAAACTAAACACACGCCGGAAAGGTAGGACCCCCCTTTTTTTCAATAGTGATACGGGGGGGGTATGGAAGGGGTCTACCCCCAAGACACATGTAAATAAAAAACATTTTAATAAACTAAATAAATATTTATAAATAAAAAGACATACATAAAAATAAAAAACTATATGGTATACACTTCGTGTATTCTACATTTAATAAGCCGATTTTTTTGAGGGATTCCCATTATATGCACGCCTGCCTACCTGATTGACTGATTGACTGATTGACCAGCCGACCGCGGAGGCGGAGAGAAAAGAGGAATCAACCCCCCGCCCACACCATGAGCCGACACATTACAGCCCCACCACTAGCACCCAAGCCCGAGCCATATAACGCCCGACTTGACACATTACGCCCTTGTGTTATAGAACTTATACATGTATAAAAGACTTGACCGACAGCGACACATTTGATATACTTAACACAGGTTAAGGGAAGAAGAAAAGACCTTGACCAGAACTTTATAAAAATAATATATATATATGCCTAATTATAGAAAAGTCGATATTTTATCAACGAAGTTGGAGGCGAATAAAGAGGAAGTGAACAGATTGCACGAGTTGAACTACCTTATCAATCAGACACTTAGTCATGAGATTAAAAGAGGAAGAGCGATAGAGCAGGAATATCTAAAGGAGTTGAAAGGAGAGCAAGAGTAAACAGTTG